GTATTTTATGCGATAAAAAACATGGAACGCAACTAAGGCTAAGACTATCCAGACTAGATTATGCTTGCCGACAACAAGCACCAAGCCTAGTAGAACCAACGCGGATATAAACCATAAGGTATCGAACATAATGCCAGTATACACATACCGCTGCATTAAGTGCAACCGTAGTACGGAGGCTGTGCGCCAAATTTCCGAAAGAAAGATCGGGCCTACTTGTTGCGACGAACCTATGAAACAAAGAATAACTCCGGCGATGGTACAAGCGCAAATACTGGGTGGCGGGAAATGCCCGGGGTACCAATGCGTTGTAACCAATGAGTTTGTAACGAGCGGAAAAAGGCGGCGTGAGATTTTTGCACAACACAACCTGGTAGAGCGCGGAGACGCAAAGCCAATAAAGAGGATAAAGACAAATGACCACTAGCACTCAGACCGAGCCAGCTAATAATGATATGGAAGACGCCTATAACGAATCGCTTGAGACCTCACAAAATGAGGAGATCAAGTCAGAACGTGATGAGGCAACGGAAGATTTAACAGCATCCCCGATAGAGCCACCACAGCATTGGTCAGGCGACTATAAGGAGATGTTTAAAAAGCAACCCAAGGACGCACAAGAATTTATTCTCAGCAGACATAAGGAAATGGAGGCTGATTATACCCGCAAGACGCAAGAACTTTCAAAACAGAGAAAGCTTGCCGAGGCGGTGGAAGAATCATTAAATCCATATCGCAATGATTTTGAATTGCATGGAATTGATGAGGCGGCAGCCGTTAAACGGTTGCTCGCGGTACACGGTATGCTAAAGCAAAACCCAGAACAGGGTTTAATTTGGCTTGCCGAGCAATACGGTTTTAGACCACCGCAAGAGACGGCGACAGATGAATTTATTGATCCAACTGTCGCACAGCTTAAAGCGGAATTATCTAAGACCCAAGCTGGTGTCAATAGAATGCTACAAGCACAGCAACAGCAATCACAGAACCAACTTTTAACGACTCTTAATAACTTTGTTTCCGATCCTAAAAACCCACACGCAACGGATGTAAAGACGGACATTGCAAACCTTTATCAATCTGGTGTGGCATCCTCAATGGAGGAGGCGTATAACATGGCTGTTGCAAAACGGCCCGAATTACGCGATAAAATAATAACAGCAAAGATCGAGGCTGCAAAGTTAAGCGAGAAATCAGCAAAAGAGGAATCTGTCAGAAAAGCTAAAAAGGCGGCTAGTGGGATCAGAAGTACCAGCGCAAGTGTCACTAAAGGTGAGGCGGTATCACAACGTGATTACCTATCCAAGCTATACGATGAACTATCAACTTGAGGTAACATAATATGCCAGATGTAAATATTGGACAGATGGCCACTGTAGCCTTGCGTAATCGTTCGGGCAAACTTGCGGACAATATTCTTAACCACAATGCCACCTTTCACGTGTTAAACAAGAAAGGCAATGTCAAGCCAGTTGATGGCGGACGCGACATTGTGGAGGAATTAGAGTACGCGGAAAACTCAACGGCGCAATGGTATAGTGGCGAGGAAGTGTTAGACACTTCCGCACAAACCACATTCGATGCTGCAACCTATGACTGGAAACAGTTAGCGGGAACCATCGTAATGACCGGCCTTGAGGAAATTAAGAACAGCGGCAAAGAGCGGATTATCAATCTACTTGACGCAAAACTTAAGAACCTCGAAAAATCATTAATGAACATAGCATCCACCGCAGTCTATGCGGACGGCACAGGCTCTAGCGGAAAAGAGTTGGGCGGTATGCAATTGATTATTGATGATGACCCAACAGCCGCCGGAACCGTAGGTGGCATTAATCAGGTCACTTATACCTGGTGGAGGAATCAGTATTCCGCAGCTGCGGCCACAAGTTCAAGCACCGTGCAAGGGCGAATGAACACAATGTGGTTGCGTTGTATTCGCGGCACCGATAAGCCCGACTTGATAACCGCAGATGACGATATGTACAACTACTATCTTGAATCATTGCAATCATTGCAGCGCGTAGCAGGTGCAGAAATGGCGGATGCAGGGTTTGAGGCGGTCAAGTACAAAAACGCCGATTTTGTTTATGACGATCAGTGCCCTAATAAGCATATGTATTTCATAAACAGCGACTACATATATTTACGACCACATGCAAAGCGACAATTCGTCGCATTGCCTGAACGTAAATCCACTAACCAAGACGCTATTACCATTCCGGTAGTTTGGGCAGGCAATATGACCTGTTCTAACCGTGAACGGCAAGGCGTTATTATTGCATCTTAAGGAGGCAGCACATGAGTTACGCACTATCAGTCGACGTTACAAAGGTTGCCACTAATGCGGAATGGACGGTAGGTAAAATCTACCTAGCGGCTAACGGCAAAAAATATAAATATGTACAGTATGACACCGGCGCTGGCGCAGTTGCGGCGGTATCGGGTCAGGTGGCATATTATTATTTAGCCTCGGGCTACAACGCCCATAAAGTGACATCCGATTTATCTGATTCAGTGAATTTGGGCGCCGGGGTGCTTGTATCGGCCCCTACAGACGGCCAATATTGCTGGATTCAGATTACGGGTCCCGCAACGTTAGCGCTTGCCTTAACGGCAGGTGCTGACGGAAACGCACTAACACCGGTTGGTTCAACAGATGGAACGCTTGACGTTTCAGCGCTTGTTACCGACCATATTTGTGCGATTGCGGATGACATTTCGGAGAAAGAGATTATCTGTGATTTCCCAGAGTAATCACCCCTATTTAGAGGCCCAAAAGGGCCTCTTTTTTTAAACGAGGACATACTATGGAAGAAGAAAATAGTCACCAGAACCGCCCCGATCCAAATTTGGCGGGACGCTTTTACTTGCACCCGGTAAAGTGCGCAGAGGATGGGAGCGTTAGAGAGGAATTATTCATCGAAGTGAGAGCCAAGGGCATGACTAATTCTACAAAATCATGGCGCATACATGAGGGTAATAAAAAACAAATAATTATACGTTTTCCAAGAGCTTGGGCTGAATTCAATCAATCAGGCGTTGTCCCGGTCGATGGTACGCCTATTAAAATGTTACCTATGGTGACTGAGTACCTTGCCGATGAATTTCGTAAACTAGACGTTCTAACTGTTGAGGATTTGGCGCAATTACCGGATTCCGCATTAATAAACTTTCGAGATGGTTTTAGGCTCCGTAATGCGGCGCGTGGGTATCTTAAAGCTATTAAAGACTTTAATAATGAACCTGTTCCCGCTATTCAAAACAGTGAAGAATCTGAAGAGTTGATCGATGAACCGCTTAAGAAAAAACGCGGCAGACCTTTTAAGGCGGCGGAATGAGTCTGTTAACCATTTGCCAGAACGTAGGCTATGAGGTCGGATTCTCTATACCGTCGATAATTGCCGCAAGTACAGACCAGGTGGCATTACAACTAAAGCGGCTTTGTAACCGTGAAGGTAAAACGCTTGCGCAACAATCCCCACCTTGGCAGAAGTTAGTAAAAGAAGGATCGATAACGCTTGCAACAGCCGATCAAGATTATGTGTTGCCGTCGGATTTTGAATACATAATCCCTGACACCACATGGAACCGAAGCACTGACCGCGAAGTAATTAATCCTATCAGTTCTGCCGACTGGCAGTATTTCAAAGCGTGGTCGTCTGTTGCAGGTCTTAATCTTCGTGCAAGAATAAGAAACGGTCAGATAGAATTTGAGCAGACTGTAACATCTGCGATGAATGGGCAGACTATTTATTATGAGTATGTCCATAAGTATTGGTGTTCCTCAGACGGTACGACCGCCGATAAATCGGCGTTTACCGCAGATACCGATGTATCGTTAATTGACGAGGAAATATTGACCCAGGGCGTTGTATGGAGGTTTAAAAGGCAAAAAGGGCTAGACTGGGAAACCGACTTTCAGGATTACTCGTTGTTACTGAGAAAGAAGCTCGCCAGAGAAGCGGGTTCAAGAACGCTAGATATATCAGGGGATTTCGGATCAAATGTTGGGGTTAATATTCCCGAAAACGGGTATAGCGCATGAAGGGTGGAATATTGTCTATACCACCCCCAGTGGGAGGCTGGAACGCTAGGGATTCGCTTGATGAAATGAAGGCATCGGATGCTGTGTTCCTTGATAATTTTTGGCCGGAGGATGGCAAGGTTTCATTACGTAAAGGGTACGAAAGCCATGCTACCGGCATGACGTCGGCGGTTGAAACTGTTGCATCATTTTCGAGCGGTTCCAGTGATAAATTACTGGCGGCGTCCAACGGAAATATATGGGATGCAACCTCAGCCGGAGCCGCAGTATCATTGGGTAGTGGGTTCACGTCCAACAAGTGGCAAACAGCCAATATGGACGCGAAAATAGCACTTGTGAACGGAGTCAACACACCGCAACAATACAACGGAACAGCGCTTTCTAATCTTACGGTTACAGGGTCAGGACTTACTGCCGCGTCAATTATTGGTGTGCATGTTTTTAAAGGCCGTTCTTATTTTTGGATGGATTCGGATCAGTCTTTTTATTATTCCGCTTTAAACGCATTAGGCGGCGCTTGCACGGAGTTCGACCTATCACGAGTCGGTTCTCGCGGCGGTAAATTGATGATGATGGGTACCTGGTCGCGAGATGCAGGTTCCGGTATGGATGACTTGGCGGTATTCGTCATGTCATCAGGCGAGGTCATAGTATACCAGGGGTCTAACCCAGGGGATGCCACAGACTGGTCATTGGTCGGGGTGTACATGACAGGGCACCCAATATCAAGACGGGGTCTTGTTAAGTTGGGAGGGGAATTAATTATAGTGACACGTGACGGCTTCATGCCAATGTCAGCTATTCTGCAAAAATCAGACTTTATTAAAAATGATTCATTTTCCGATAAAATTCGCGGAGCGGTCACAGCGTCTGCGATTGCATACGGTTCTAATTTCGGATGGGATGCGGCGTACTCATCACCCGGTTCTAAGCTTATTTTTAACATACCTATAACAGAGGGTTCCGAATCATATCAATACGTTCAAAACACAGTGACAGGGGCTTGGTGTCGATTTAAAAACATTCCCGCATTATGCTGGTGTCAGCATGGCACATCATTATATTTCGGTGGCCCGTCAGGTGTTGTATACCATATGGATACAGGGTACTCGGACAATGGCTCAAACATTGAAGCCGACGCATTGCCAGCTTATAACTACATGGGCAAAAGGGGTGCTATTAAGTCGTTTACTGGTGTTAAACACATTCTTTCAACAGACGGTTCTTTGGAATACGAAACACGTCTAGGCACTGATTTTCGTCAACCTGATTTAACCTACGAAAGCTCCTTATATTTATTTACAGGCTCAGAATGGGATGTGGCGACGTGGAACGATGATTATTGGGCAGGCTCCGGTGATGATTTGGTTGACGTGTGGAAATCGGTCGATGGCATCGGGTATAACTGTTCGGCACGCCTAAGAATTTCGACGCAAGACAGACGGGTTCAATGGTTTTCAACAAATTATTTATTTAAAATTGGCGGGGGAATTTAATGCCGTGGAATGGTAGTGGTGTATATACACGAACGAATGGCGTCAATACAGGCGCAACGCTGTGGGACTCGGATAGGTTAGCGGGTACTAAAATAAGGTCTGATAGGCACGATACGCACGATCAGGATTTGGCGACAGCAATTAATAATTGTTTAGCAAAAGACGGGCAGAATAGCCCGACCGCCGATATTCCGATGAACTCTAAAAAACTAACCGGACTTGCTGCGGGGTCGGCGGCTGGGCACTCTGTTCGTTATGAACAAGTGGCATTGCTTACGGCGAATAACACTTTTTCAGG